ACGTCGACAGCCGCTACAGCGCCACCCAGCGCAAGCGTGTCTCTGGCAGCAGCTGGAGCCGCTGGGACAACCAGGACGGTGACGGCCGTGCGGGGTCGTACAGCAACCACGACGGCAGCGAGAAGCCGCCGATTGGCGCCATCCAGTACACGGAGATCATCGAGTTCTACGACGTCAAGCGCAACGAGGTCATGACCTTCGCCCTCGACGGCGAGGGTGGCGAGAACGAAGACGACGCTGGCTTCCTGATCAAGCCGGACAAGATGCCCTACGCCTTGGGTCACCCGTTCGTGATGATGCGGAACTACGAGGTGCCGGACCACTTCTACCCGGTCGGCGATGTGCAGCAGATCGAGTCGTTGCAGCTGGAGCTCAACGAGACCCGCAACCAGATGCTGAACTACAGGAAGAAGTTCCGTCGGGCGTGGCTCTACGCCAAGGACCTCTTCGACCGGGACGGCATCCAGGCGCTGGAGTCCGAGCAGGACAACGTGATGATCCCGGTCATGGGCGACATGGACCCATCGAAGGCGATCGCCCCGGTCCCGGCGGCGATCACCCCACCGGAGTTCTTCGACCAGTCGGCGATGATCACGAACGACATCGACCGAGTTTCCGGAGTTTCCGACTACCAGCGGGGCGCACAGTCCTCGATCAAGCGGACCGCCACCGAGGCGGCGATGATCCAGGACGCTGCGAACGCCCGAGCACAGGACCGGCTCCAGAAGGTGGAGCAGTACCTGGCCAACGTCGGCGAGCGGATCATCGGCCTGATGCAGCAGTACATGAGCGGGGAGAAGGTGGCCCGGATCACCTCCGTCCCCGCCGATGCCTGGGTCAACTACACGAACGACTACATCGCTGGCAGGTTCGACTTCTCGGTTGCTGCCGGTTCGACCGAGCCGCAGAACGAGACGTTCCGCCGCCAGGGTGCGATGCAGCTGGTGGATGCCTCGATGCCGTTCCTGGACCAGGGCGTGGCCAACCCGGTTGCTCTGTACCAGCACATCCTCACCAAGGGCTTCGGCATCCAGGACCCAACACGGTTCGTGCAGAACCCCGAGCCGCCGCCTGAGATGCAGGAGGTGGGACCGCCGCCACCTGGTGGCCCCCCAGGACCGCCAGGTGGCCCGCCGCCTCCAGGCATGGAGCCGATGGGCCCGAGCGCCCAGATGGGTGGGATGCCCGCCGACATTCCGCCTGAGTTGCTCGAACAGATGATGGCCGGTGGGGGTATGCCTCCGCTCTGATCGTCCGTCTCCTTGACATCGGTGCCTAGTATGTGGGCAGGCACGAACAACTTGAAGGAGACTCGTGAGCCAAACAGAGCCCATTGGGGGCGATACCCAGGCCGTGGACCCGGCGCCCGTGCAGGAAACCCTGCCCGGCACCGAGGCAACCGTTCCGGTCGAGGGTGAACAACCCGCAGTACCAGCCGAACCGGCGCCGACATACGACTACCTCGAAGTGGACGACCCTTCGAGCAAGTACGTCAAGGTCAAGGTGGACGGCGAGGAACTGGATGTACCGCTCAGTGATGCCCTTGCCGGGTATCAACGTCAAGCCGACTACACCTCGAAGACTCAGCAACTCGCCGAGCAGCGCAGGGAGGCCGAAGAGGCCCTCCAGGTGTACCAGGCCATGCAGACGAATCCCGGCCTCACGATGCAGGTACTCGCCAACCGTGCAGGGATGTCGGTCGAGGACTACCTCGGCTTGTCCCCGCAGCAACAGGCGGCTGCCGTTGCCGAGCCAGAGCCCGAGTTCACTGATCCCCTGGAGAAGGAGATCTACCAGACTCGGCAGGAACTGGCAGAAGTGCGACGACAGTTCCAGGACCAACAGGCCGACGCACGTCTTCGTTCGGTGGTCAACGGGTTGAAGGAGCAGTACGGGATCTCAGATGACGAGGCACGAGAGGCAGTCCGACAGACCGCCTCGATGCGTCTCGGCATCGACGCCGTACCGATGGTCTACCGAGCGATGGCGTTCGACAAGTTGAGCGTCCAGAATCAGGCAGCGACCGACGTCGCCGCCCAGCAAGCAGCCGCTGATCAGCAGCGCCAAGCCGCAGCGGCGGCAGCGCAGCAACCAGTCGCCGCCGGTACCCATTCGGCCAACGGTGTCACCCAAGCTTCTCCGTCTCACACACCATCCTCGGTCCGTGAGGCGTTGGACATGGCGTTCGAGGAAATCGACGCACGACGCTGATCGGATCTCAACCTCAACGGAGATCCTGAACAATGGCACTTGCCTCCCATACCCCGGCAGACTGGAACGACATCCTGTCGTCCACGATGCACAACTACCGTGGCTCGATGACGGACAACATCTTCGACTCCCGGCCCCTGCTGAACTTCTACTCGTCCAACGGTCGGAAGCGCACCATCTCTGGTGGTGTCTCGATCGTCGAGCCGTTGCTCTACGCAGAGGGCGACTTCCAGGCGTACCAGGAATGGGACGCCGTGAACGTGACTCCGGTCAACACGCTCACCGCAGCCCAGTTCGACTGGCGTCTGCTCGCCGCCACGGTGGCGATCAGCGGCCTCGAAGAGGCGCAGAACAACAGCCGTGAGATGCAGGTCAATCTGCTCGAAGCGAAGATCGAGCAGCAGGAGAGCACCATCGCTCAGAACCTGAACCGGATGCTCTTCGGCACCTACGGTGGCGCCGACGCTGCCAACGGCTTCACCGGCCTCCCGGTCCTCGTCGCAGACGCCGCCACCGCTGCCGGTGGCATCGTCAACGAGGCGTGGTGGGCTTCGCAGGTCGCCGACGGTGGCCTCGGCACGGGCATCCCCGCCCCGGTCTCCGACGGTGCGAGCCTCGAAGACGCCCTGCGCACGCTGTACAACAACTCGTCCGACGCTGGCAACGATCGTGTGGATGCGCTCTTCACGAACGCCTACGGCTTCGGGTTCTACGAGTCGACCCTCACCCCGCAGGTCCGGTACTCGGACGTCGAGAAGGCGAACCTCGGCTTCCAGAACCTGATGTTCAAGAACGTCCCGATGTTCTGGGACTTCGACTGCTCGGGTGGTACCGAGGGCACCACGGCCGACGACTCGGCCACGTACTACGGGATCAACTCGAAGTACGTGGGCATCGTCTGCCACAGCGACCGAGACATGAAGCAGTCGCCGTTCACCGACAACCTCAGCGGCAACGTCGGTGGTACCGGCTCCGCTGGTGGCATCGGCACGGCTTCGGCTCACTCGCTCGACGCTCGGGTGTCGTTCAACACCACGTACGGCAACCAGACGATCCGCAACCGTCGTCGGTGCTTCAAGCTGACGAACGTCAGCGTCTGATCCGCTGAGTCCTCGGGGGCGGTTCCTGCTGCCGCCCCCGAGGACACTGCCCTTCTGGCAGGCTGGAGGATCATGACCAAGGCTCGATACCAGAACCCCCACGCTCAGGCCGGAGATGGTCTCGCCGTCGCACACACGATGTACGGCGAGCGCACCGACTCCCGCTACGCACAGCCCCACATGATCGGCGCCCAGGAGGGCGCCGTTCAAGCGTTGCCGCAGGCACACTTCCGCAACTACAAGGCGCCCGCTCGTCGCCACAATGACAACCCTGACGTCGAGCTCTGCGGCTACGAAGAGGCGGAGTGCAAGGCGTACCCGTCGAAGAAGTACCACCCGTACTGCGCTGGGCACGCACGGAAGCTGGGGCTGCTGACGTGACGACGCTCTCCGAGCTCTACACCAAGGTCCGCAACCAGACGGACACCAACGCTTCGGAGCTCCCTGACGCCCTGCTGAACGACTACCTCCACGAGGCGTTCAACCGCACCATCGCCGCCGAGAACCTGTGGCCGTTCTACGAGCAGGTGTGGGACCTCGTCCTCCCGGCGGGGACGAACAGGATCGTCCTGCCTGGCGACGTCAACGAGCCGGGGATCACCGGCCTGTGGGACTTCGACAACAAGTTCCGGCTCCAGCTGATGGACCTGGAGAAGGCGCTCGACTACTTCAACCATTCGAGCACGCCGGTCTCCGCCTATGGGCCGACGGTCTACGCCATGTGGACGAACGAGATCCTGCTCTACCCGATCAAGTACAACGACGAGGACAAGGACTACCGGCTGGTCGGCTTCCGCAGTCCGGTCGAGTGGAGCTCGCTCACCCCCGGCGACGAGCCCGACTGCGACGAGCGGCTGCACCTGCCGCTCGCCCACTACGCCACCGCCCTGGCGTACGCACGAGAAGAGGACGAAGTCCTCGAAGACAAGTACATGCAGCGTTGGCAGCGTGACGTGGAGATGGCCCGGCAGGCGATCATGGAGGCGAACCGCCAGCGGCCGCTGACGATGGGGCCGCACTTCATCACGCCAATCGGTGCGTCCTTCGCCGGAAGCGGCTTCCCCCGAGCGACGATCAT